CGCTGGAATGAATGGGCCAGCAATCCCGGCGCGATCACCACGGATGCGGTCATTCAGGGATATACGGAAGCGGAGAACGCGACCAAACAGCAGCCGCTGGTGGATGCCTTTGTGGCGAAGTACACCGAGCAGCCGGAAGGCGCGGACAAGTCTTCGCTTACGCCTGCCGGGCTGGTGGCCTATGTGCAGACCTATGCGGAAGCCACCACAGGCACTGATGTGTCCGGGCTGAATCCCACCAATGTGACCGCCATGGTCAGCGCCTACAAGGAACTGGCATCCGGCACTGACGTCACCCAGCTGAAGCCCAGCGAGATCACGGCCTATGTGTTCAAATACCTGGAGGACAACAAGGTCGATACCACCGGGCTGACGCCGGAAGCGGTGACGGCCTTCGTCATGGCCTATGAGGAGGTCACTGGCGGCGCTTCCACCGCTGCCCTGAAGCCCTCTGATGTCGTTGGCCTGATCACCAAATACGCTGAAGCCGAAAACGTGGATGTGTCCGCGCTGTCCTCCGCCCAGGTGGAAGGCATCGTGACCAAGTTTGCCGAGGCGACAGGCTGTGACAAGTCTGAGCTCCTCCGGGAGTTCACTGCCTACATCACGGAATACAAGGAAGCCGCAGGTGTGAAGAAGCCCACCCTGAACATGCAGGTAGGCCTGTCCGGGTATGATCTTCTGGCTTATCGCCGCTGGCTGCGGAACAACAAGGTCGAGGTGGAAGGCGTCGTCCGTCTGTCCGAAGTGTATGAAGATCCCAGCGGTGTGCTGGGCGAGTCCGGGGTGAAATACTGGAAGGACGGCGAAGAAATCCCCGTGACCGCTGTCACCTCTGATATGCTCCGGCCCGAGGATGTGGCCATCCTGGACAAGGACGGCACCATGCACATTCTGCTGACCACGGAGATCACCGGCGCACCGGAAGCCATCGCGGAAATGCGGGAGCAGGTGGCCGAGGTGGATCAGCTGGGTATGACTGCGCTTGGCACCGCCCTGACAGGCATCATGCCCAAATCCCTGATGGATTATATTGACGCTGCCGAACAGCGGATCAAGAATGCCAAGGGCGATCTGGATCAGTGGTACAACTTTATCTACGGCGGCAACGAAGGCATCATGCGGACGCTGAACCAGTCCATGATCAATGACTTCGATCCGGAGAATGTGGCCCAACTGGCCACCTATGTTTCCGAGGTCGTTACCGCCATCCAAAGCGGTCAGGAGGTCGGCCAGGAGGATATTGACAACCTGAAGAAGATCCTGCAGTTCGTGCAGGACTTGGATTCCGTGGGCGTTGGCCAGAATGTGACCGAAGGCATCGCGGAAGGCATGACCGCCGCCGGATGGGATACCAGCGCAGAAACGTTGGCCACCAACCTGGAGACAGCCATTAACTCCGCGCTGATCATTAACAGCCCGTCTGAGCGCATGAAGCCCGCTGGCGAATATGTCGCGGCAGGTGTCGGCGCAGGCATGAGCGGCTACGACTTTTCTACGGATGCAGCGACCCTGGCGACCAATCTGGGAACCGCCATCACCGACGCTTTGACCGCTGAATCTCTTACCCCGTCCGGGACAGGAGCCATGGCCGGGCTGGCTGGCGCTCTGACGGCCTATGACATGAGTGGCGCTGGCACAACGGTATCTGCCAATGTAAAGAACGCCGTTTCTCGCAGCCTGACCGCCACCAGCCTGAAATCCATCGGCACCAATGCCATGGCGGGCCTGAAAGCAGGCATTACCGCCGGGCGCTCCGGTGTGGTCAGCGCCATGCAGTCCGCCGCCCGCGCTGCCGTGAATGCCGCTAAGAAGGAACTGAAGATTGCTTCTCCTTCGCGTGTGTTCCGGGATGAGATCGGCACCATGACCATGAAGGGCTTTGGAGAGGGCGTCCTGCAGGAAAGCCGGGTGCAGGCGCGCACCATCCGCAACGCTGCCCGCTTCCTGACGGGTGAAGCTAAGGAAGGCGCGATTGCCTTCGGGAACAACGACAACCGGAAGACCTACAACCAGACGAGCTCCGTCAACCTGTCCGGCAACAATTTCTATGTGCGGGATGAGCAGGATATCCGCTCCCTTGCCATTGAGATCGCCACCCTGACAAAACGCCAGCAGCGCGGCAAAGGGCTCCGGATGGCCTGATTCTACTTGACTTTCCGGGCCAGCAGAGTGAGTAATACTGCTACCCCAACGGAAGGAGGAAACGCCATGGGATTCATGATGCAGATCAGGCCGGAGGTGCTGGAAAAGCTCCGGGAGGATTATCCAACCGGGTGCCGTGTGGAGCTTGTCCAGATGTTTGAGGAACCGCGCAAGGACATGGTTCCCGGACTGACCGGAGAGGTGATGTTCGTGGACGACGCGGGCGGCATTCATGTCGCCTGGTCGAACGGCTCAACCCTTGCGGCGATCCACGGCATCGATGTCATCCGCAGAATCGACTGATCACAATCAACCGCCAAAGGGCCACCCGTCAAAAGGTGGCCTTTTGACGTATTTGGAGGAATTCTCATGCAGGACTATTTTCTCTGGAATGGGGTGGACTGCCGCACCTACGGCATCCACGTGACGGAGCAACCGCCCATCACCATTCCACTGGAGCGGAGCACCCAGACCAATGTGCCCGGCAGGCCGGGGAGCCTGACGCAGCTGGAAGGCGAAGACGTCTACGACGATATGATCCTGACAGCCACCTGCTTTATCTCTGATCCGGCGCAGATCCCGGCCATCGCCGCCTGGCTGAAAGGCAGCGGCACCGTGACCTTTGCCAACCGAATGGGCGGCTACTACAAAGCACGGATCGCCAACCAGATCCCTTTTGAAAAGGTACTCCGGGGCAATCCCCACTGTACTTTCGCGGTCAACTTCCGCTGCTATCCGTTCTTCTATGCTGATGCCGCCACTGACATCACGGTCACCACATCCGGGACGATCATCACGAATCCGGGAAGCGTGTATTCCGAGCCGATCCTGACAGTCACAGGCTCCGGAAACATCACGCTCATGGTGGGCATGACCATTGTGGAACTGGAGAATATCTCCGGGAGCATCGTCATTGATTCCGTGCTGCAGGAAGCCTACCAGGGCACCACTTTGATGAACGATCACATGAACGGTGAGTTCCCTGTGCTGAAGCCAGGCGCAAATGCCATCAGCTGGACAGGAACGGTGACGAAAGTGGTTGTAAAGCCAAACTGGCGATACTTGTAATGAACCGAGGTGATACCCCATGATCTGCGTCTATCCCGCCGACTGCACCGACTTCTCCACCAATGGCAACGGCACCCTGGCTCCGCTGTCGGCGGAGGTCACGGAAACGCTGAACGGCGAATACGAACTGACGCTGGTGCATCCCATCGATGAAGCCGGGAAATGGCAGCGGCTGGTGGAGGGATGCATCCTCTGCGCTCCGGTGCCCGCCGCCATGACGCCCCGCGTGAACTTCACTGCGCCGGGGGACGACAACCGGACGGAGGTCTGGCGGGTGAACACGGACTTCTCCGGCGCGGAAACCCGGAAAGGCACCCTGCGCCTGCGTTCCGGGCCGGGCACAAAGTACAAGGTGCTGGCGACCTATAAGAACGGCTCCTTCGTGCAGGTCATCGCCAAGACCAACAGCAGCTGGTATGAGGTGACCGCGCCGGATGGAAAGCACGGGTACATGTCCACCACCTACCTGGTGCTGGATCACACAGAAGGCTCCGCATCTGAGGCAACCTCCTCCGTGGTGGAATCCCGGCAACTACGGGATCAGCCTTTCCGCATTTACCGGGTGGTGCCGGAGCTCGACAAGATCACGGTTTACGCCCGGCATGTGTTTTATGACCTGCTCGACAATATGATCAAGTCCTACAAGCCCTCATCCTCTGCGGTGGGGGCTTCTGTTGTGCAGACGATCTCTTCCTCCTGCCTGTCGGAGCATGACTTCACCTTCTATTCCGACCTGGACAGCCAGGCCGAGGATGTGGAGTTCGAGAACTGCAATCCCGTGGATGCCCTGCTGGGCGAAGGCGGTGTGGTCGAAAAGTATACCGGGGAACTGACCCGCGACTGGTGGGATGTGTATGTGGTAAAGCGTGTCGGTCAGGACAGCAACGTGCAGATCCGGCAGGCCAAGAACCTGCTGGGCATCAGCTACGACATTGACCTGACGGATGTGGTCACCCGCATCATGCCCACGGGCGAGGATGCCGACGGCAATGTGCTGTACCTACCGGAGCTCTTTCTGGACAGCCCGCTCATTGGCAGCTATACCCATCCGAAATGGATTCACCTGGCCGTGTCGGAAGCCAAGGAAAAGACCGACGGCGACGACAAGAAAACCAAGGAACAGTGCTATGTGGAGATGCGCTCCCAGGCTCAGGCACAGTTTGACGCGGGATGCGATACGCCGACCGTCACGCTGAGCGTGGACTTTATCAACTGTGCAGACACCGAGGAGTACCGGGAATACGGCTTCCTGCAGAACATCTACCTGGGCGATGCCGTCCGGGTGATCGCTCCCCGCATCGGGGTCTGGGTGTCCATGCGTATGACGCAGTACACATATGACTGCCTGACGAAGAAGTACACCCAAATGACGCTGGGCACCGTGGCGGATACGGTGGAAGGCAACGTGATCAGCGCCCGTCAGCTTCCCAGCGGCATCATCACCGGAAGCAAGCTGGCGATCAACTCTGTGGGCACCGGGCAGCTGCAGAGCGGCTCGGTCGGCTCCGTGCAGATCCAGATGGCGGCGATTGAAACGGCTCACATCCAGGACGCCGCTATCAGCAAGGCCAAGATCGGTGAAGCCGCCGTGGGGACGGCGCAGATCGAGGACGCCGCCATCGTCAGGGCGAAGATTGCCCAGGGCGCTATCGGTTCTGCCCAGATTGATGATGCTTCCATCACCCGCGCCAAGATCGGTGAAGCGGCCATTGGTGCCGCCCAGATCGAGGACGGTGTGATCACCTCCGCGAAGATCGGTGCGGGAGAAATCCAGACCGCCAACATCCATGACGCGGCGATTACCACGGCAAAGATTGTGGACGGCGCTGTCAAAAACGCGAAAATCGAAAACGGTGCGATTGACACCGCCAAGATCGCAGATGCCGCCATTACTAACGCGAAGATCGACGGAGCGGCCATCGGCACGGCAAACATTCAGGATGGTGCCATTGTGCGGGCCAAAATCCTCGATGGTGAAATTGTCACCGCAAAGATCGCTGACCTAGCAGTAACCGGAGCAAAGATCGCGGATCTGGCTGTCACGACCGCCAAGATTGCGCAGGCGGCAATCACCAACGCTCAGATCGCAAACGCCGCCGTGGACACGGCGCAGATCGCCCTTGGTGCCATTACCGCCGCCCTGATTGCCCAGGGCGCTGTCGGCACCGCTCAGATCGCGGATGCCAGCATCACGGACGCGAAGATCGTAGAGCTCACCGCCAATAAGATCAACGCGGGCACACTTTCCGTGGAGCGGCTGATCATCCGTGGCAATAACCAGTCCCTGATCTATGCCATCAACAATATGGGCCAGCTGGTTTCAGCGGAGGTCGATACCATTGACGGCTATGTGCTGACGGAGCGCACCATCACAGCGGACAAGATTGTGGTGCACAGCATCACGGCAAACGAACTGGCCGCGCATACGATCACCGCGAATGAAATCCTGGCCGGGACGATCACGGGCAACGAGATCGCAGCCGCTACCATTGAGGGCAGCAACATCAAGGCCGGGACGCTGACCACATCCCATGTGGCGGCGGACTTTGGGCAGTCCCTGGATCTTTCCAGCAATCAGAGCGTGGCCATTAGCGTAGAACGGGCTATGGCTGGGATGGAAGTCGGCGGCAGGAACTATGTGCTGAACTCTGATTCTGAGAATACAGGCACCGCTGATCTCATCGCCCGATACTCTCTGGCTGAAGCTATGGAGGAAGACGAGAAATATACTATTTCCCTGTCCATTTCCATGGAGGATTTGTCGAGGATCACGGTACGAACATCCGACGGAGACAAGGTGCTTGCGACCATTTCACTGGATGATGTCGGAATCCAGACAGTCAAAGCCACATTCACAGCGGAATATGCCAGCGGCAAATCGCCAGAGGACAATCCCAGCTATGGCGATATTCTCATCTATCGGGAACCGACAGGCGATGCCGATCCCGGCACAACCACCGTTCACTGGGTCAAGCTGGAACGCGGGACACTGGCGACGGATTACACTGCCGCGCCGGAGGACGGCGAGGCATCCCTGGAACAGAAACTGTCCTCTGTCCGGGCACAGATCAGCAATGAGGGTGACAGTATCAGGCAGGAAGTGCAGGCTACCTATGCCCTGGCCAGCGATATGTCGCAGGTGAAGACGCAGGTCGGCACTCTGTCTCAGCAGTCCGAGAGCAATTTCACCTGGGCCGTGACGAGGATCAATCAGCTGCAGGAAGATCTGACCAATGCTCATGAGGCCACTGAAGAGGAACTGGCGATCTTCCGCACCTACATGTCCTTTGATGACAACGGGCTGGTCATCGGCAAGACTGGAAACCCGTTCACCTTCCGTGTCGTAAACGACAGACTGGCCTTCTACATGAACGACACCGAGGTGGCGTACCTGAGCAATAACAAGCTGTACGTCACGCAGGCCGAAATCCTGTCCAAGCTCATCATTGGTCACTTTGCCTTCGAGCCGCAGACAAACGGCAATCTCTCCCTGATTTATAACGGTTAATGAGGTGATCCCATGGCATCCACAGTATCCTACAGCGCGTCCCTGTGCACGAGGCACTACAATTCATCCTCCAATGCCAAGAATGGATATGCCAGTCAGGAGTTTTATGATTCCAGCTACAACAACGTTGGTATTATCAGCTTCGTCGGCATGAACCTTGCCAACAAGGTGATCACCAGTATTTGGCTGGATATTGACGCTTCAAAAGCAGGCTATGGTGCGGGAAGCACAAAGACCGTTTTCATGCGGAAAGCCAACTATCAGAATGGCATCGCCTCCGGCATTGCGGGTTGGCAGTACACCGGAGATGAGCTTGGCACCTTCGACGGTTCCTTCTACGGGAACTACACCAGCTATTACATCACCGGGTCGCTGTTCAATGCCATGGCGGCATATATTGCCGCAGGCAACAACAGCTTTACGATTTATAACCCGTATCCCAGCGCGTCGTCCCAGGGGTATTCCTACAACTACCTTCAGTGGTCAAGTGTGATCATCACAATCACCTATGAGGAAGCTGTGTCCCAGCCGACTGTGTCTTCCTCCTCCGTGAACCTGGGCAATGCCGTGACGATCTACACGAACCGGCAGAGCACCGCAACGACGCACACTTTGCTCTACAGCTTCGGCAGCACCAGCGGCACCATCGCCAGCAATGTCGGCGCGTCGGTCAGCTGGACGCCGCCTTTGTCACTGGCCAGTCAGATCCCGAGCGCTACCAGCGGCATCTGTACGATCACCTGTCAAAGCTATAACGGCGGGACGCTGACGGGTACCCGAACGTGCACGGTGACGCTGAATGTGCCGAGTACGGTTGTGCCGAGCATTTCTTCGGTCACAGTCGAGGATACCAATACAACGGTCGTATCCAGGATCGCCGCCTTCGTCAAGGGGCTGAGCACATTATCCGTCGCCATCACAGCGGCTGGTGTGTACGGAAGCACGATCTCTTCCTACCGCACATCGCTGGATGGTGTGAATTATACGGCGGCATCCTTCACCGCAACTAAGAAGCTGTCTGCAGCCGGAGATATGACGATGACGGTTACGGTTACAGACAGCCGTGGTCGGACGGCAACCTACACGACCACCTTCAATGTGCTGGACTATTCGCCGCCTTCCATCACAGCCTTCTCCGCAGAACGCTGCAACAGTGATGGGTCTGCCGCTCAGCTGGACGGCACGAAGGCCCGGTACTCCTTTGCAGGAAAGGTCACCGCTCTGAATAACAAGAACGGTCTTTCCTGCGTGGTGTATTACAAGCTGAAGAGCGCCACAGCCTGGACGACGGCGGAGCAGATGACCATCACCAGCTATACGCTGAGCGCCACCAACAAGCTCCTTTCCCAGACCTTTGACGCGCTGTACAGCTATGACCTGAAGGTGCGGCTGACCGACTATTTCTACTATGTGGAACAGGCGGTCAGCATCGGCACCAAGGGTGTCATTTTGGACTTTATGGCGGACGGCACTGGAATCGGCATTGGGAAGGTGGCAGAAACCTCCGGATACATCGACTGCGGCTGGCCGCTGAAACTGAGTTCCGCGTTGGCGGTTGCCTACGGCGGCACGGGAGCCACATCGGCGGCGAGCGCCATAGCCAACCTGGGCGGTGTGAAGAAAACCGGGGACACGATGACGGGCAACCTGAACATTTCCGGCTATCTGTATCCGTCTCTGCTCCTGCTTCCAACCTACAACGACACCACTAACCGGACGGTGTTTGAGGGCAGCTACGCTGGCGCTTCCTCTTTTGCCGCGTGGGAGGACAGCACGGGCAACAACCGCCGGATGCTGGAGGTTCGCACGAAGGCTTATCAGAACAGCTTGGACTGGGCTGTGCTTCTGCGGGTCTGTGACGCGGGCACCTGGGGCAACTACCGTGTGTTCCATTCCGGCATGGTCTCCGGTGTGCCCGTGGCCAATGGCGGCACGGGTGCGACCACCGCTGCAAACGCCCGGAGCAACCTTGGCACAAACAACGCGGCGAATATCACCACAGGCACACTTCCGGCGGCGAGACTGCCGTTCAAGTACGCCTATGGCTCCACGTCCATCAACGGTTCCAGCGCTACCTATGTGGATTACTCGTCTGCGGGCTTCACCTCAACTCCCGTGGTTCTGGTGACCTATTCTACGACGTCGGGCAACTGGTCGGGCGACAACGGCGCGATCAAGGTGCACAGCAAAACGACCAGCGGATGCTATATCGTAGTCGGCGGCAACTTCAGCACAAGCCGTAACGTTGACTGGTTTGCTTTCGGTGTATGACCATGAACAGATATCATTCCCGGGATCAGCCCGCTTCCAACACGGAGGCGGGTTTTTCTATATCAAAATGATTGGAGGAAACGACTATGCGGAACTTTTCTATCGACCTGATCTGGGCCAAGATCCAGATCGCCATCACGGCCATCGGGGGATGGCTGGGTTACTTCCTTGGAGGCATCGACGGCCTGATGATTGCCCTGCTCATCTTTATGACGCTGGACTACATCACGGGCGTCATGTGCGCCATTGTGGACAAGAAGCTGTCCAGCGCCGTTGGCTTCAAGGGTGTCTGCAAGAAGGTGCTCATCCTGTTCATGGTGGGCATTGCGAACATCGTCGATCTGCATGTGATCGGCTCCGGCAGTGCTCTTCGTGGTGCGGTGATTGCCTTCTACCTCTCCAATGAGGGGCTGAGCCTGCTGGAGAACGCAGCTTACATCGGCCTGCCTATCCCGGACAAGCTGAAGGCTGTTCTGGAGCAGCTGCATAATCGGGATGAGAAGGAAGGCAAAGACGACCAGGGCGACGGCGAATAAGCTGCCGCCCTCTTTTCATGATTGGAGGAATCATCATGGCAGACAGAATCAATACGCCTTTCACCAACGAGCACTTTGCCGACTGGTGCCAGAAGATGGTGGGCCAGCCTTACTGGTACGGCACCTGCGTCTACAAAGCCACAAATAGCCTGCTGTCCCGGAAG